TTTACAGATTATGTGCCACTACCCTTAGAGCAGTTTCTGTTTACAAGAGCAGGAGTGAAAGTGGAAGTCCCTAGTAGCTTTATCTGGAGCAAAGTATGAGTTATAGAGAACCCAACTCGTTTAATAGATTTAGAGATCAGATCAACTCAGGTAATAAGACACCTGCGAGATCCAATCTCTTTCAAATTGTAGTGAACCCTCCCCCAGTAATGTCTTCTATTGGTGGTCTATTCCACTCAAAGTCTTCAAGTGGTGTGCAATTCTTAGATGAAGCACTTGGATTAGTGGATAATCAAGCAGGATTAATGAATAGATATCGTGAGCACGCTGATATGATGAATTACTTTGCTGATACAGTGTCTATACCTGGTAGACGAATCACTGTTGGCACAGTAAGAGACGTAGGTGCAATGAGAAGATTTGCCACAGATACATCATTTAGTGAAATGCAAGTGTCATTCTTACTACCTAAAGACATGTATCATAGGGAATACTTTGAAAGATGGATGAATTTCACAGCATCTGACTCAGAGAATAGAGTTGGCATGTATGATCAATATACGACTACAATGCGGTTGATTAAGTGGGAATTGGCATCTAATTACATGGGAAAACAAGGAATATCAGAAGATAAAGAAGTTACAAGACGTTTTAATGGTGTATCATCATGTTGGACAATGTATGGGGCATTCCCATTTGACATGTCTGCAATCACCCTAAATAATGGACCTACTGATCTAATTAAGTTAGATGTTTCTTTCTATTACGAAAGATACCGTATGGATACCCCTAACAATGCTAAGATGTTTAAGGGGTCACTTAAAGATATCACTATCCCAATGGATAACAACGAAGTGCTATCTTCCCTTAGCATAGACTCCAGCCTCGAGAATTTTGTCGGGATTGGTCTCTAAATATAATTACAATTTGAGTATATTATGCCTTTACCCAAACTTGCGTTACCTGAGCATGACCTTACGATCCCTCTTACAGGTAAGAAATTATCTTACCGCCCATTCCTTGTTAAGGAAGAGAAACTCCTCTACCTCGCAATGGAATCGAAGAATGAGAAGGAGATGGTTAAAGCAGTCAAGACAATTATCAAAAACTGTACATCACTTTCAGAGAAGGACGTTGAAAAACTTGCGACTTTTGAAATTGAGTATGTTTTCCTCAAGATCCGCTCAAAGGCGGTCGGTGAGGTCAGTGAATTCAAGGTAACCTGCCCAGACGATGAAAAGACACAGGTAGATGTAAAAGTCCCACTTGATCAAGTCGAGCTTGAAGTACCTGAAGAGCATGATCCTAAGATTATGTTTACTGATGATGTAGGTGTCCTCATGAAGTATCCTTCACTTGACATCTTTGTTCAGCAAAACATGACTGAAGGAGATCAGACTATTGATGATGTTTTTCAATTAGCAGCGGGTTGTATTGCCCAAGCTTTTGATGGTGATGAAGTTTATGATAGTTTCACTAAGAAGGAAGCAGTTGATTTTCTCGAGAGTCTAAATTCAGACCAATTCGCTAAAATCCAGACATTCTTCGAGACTATTCCAAAACTCACATACACTATGACTGTGCGAAACCCTAAAACCAAAAAAGATAATGATATAACATTTGAGGGATTAGCAGCTTTTTTCGCATAGCCCTGTTGCACGATTCTCTAGAGAATCTTTATAAGACGAATTTTGCGTTAATGCAACATCATAAGTATTCTTTGACCGAGTTAGAGAATATGATCCCATGGGAAAGAGATGTTTACGTTAATTTGTTACTAGGTTATCTTCAAGAGGAAGAAAGACGACGTGCAGCAGAGAATAACAGAAATCGAGTAAATCTTTAATGAGTGCAATTAGGTCATTCGTAAAAGTTAAAGCGTTTAAGTCCACGACCGCTGTAGGTCGCAACATGAATGGGCTTAGGACGAGCGTGAACAGACTCGGACGGACGACTACTAGTATTGGTAAATCATTTGAGTCATCATTAACACTAATTGAGTTTCAAAAGAGTTTTATAATTGAAACGAAGGGAAGAGACAAAGCATACGAAGCAGCGAAAAATAAAGAAAAGAAGTTGCTTGCAGCTCGATTAATAGTGCAAGAAAAAAGAGCAAAGTTTAAACAGAAACGTGAGGACTCTGCAAAATTAGCAAAAAAACTTTCTAAGGAAAAGGAAGAGATACAAAAGAAAAGAGGTAAAGAAATACTATCACCTTTCAAGAAGATGCTTGCAAGGATCGGAGGTTTCTTTGGCACTTTATTTGGAGCATTTGCTATATTTGGCGGTCTTACATGGATGCAGGAGAATGGAGACGCAATCCAAACTGTATTCAAAATAATTGGATCACTGGTAAAGTTTACATATAAGATTGCTAGTTTTGGATTAGGTCAGGTCTTTAATGGCATGGTTAATATGTTTGGGACTGGCGTGCCTGGTGAAAATAAGATACAAAGGACATTCCGCTTCTTTACAGGTGGTATGCAGTTTTTATTGGGTCTTGCAGCTCTTAGGAGTGCACAATACATTCTTATGCCATGGAAGTTGTTTGGTGATGTAAATGGATTAACAAGTATTTTTCGAGATGCTAAGACAGCTGAAGAAGGTGCTAAACAAGCATCACAGAGAGTAAAAAGTGGATATTACGATAAGAAGACTGGTCGTTACTATACAAAGCAAGAGTATAATACGATGCGTAAGTCTGCTAGGAAACAACCTGGCGGTATAAAATCATTTGAGAATAGAGTTAGACCAACCACAAAGATTGGTGGTATGAGAATGGGTGCTACCAGACGTATGGGTAACGCATTCAAAGGAATTAAAGGAAGGATACCTGGCGGTGGTGCTACGATGTTAGCAGGTGCTACATCTGCAATAGGTGGAATATCAAGAGCATTAGCAGGAGATCAAGAAGGAGAAGCAGCAGGTACAGCAGTAGGAGCAGGTGTAGGAAAAGCAGTTGGTGGTATAGCAGGAGCAGCAGCAGGTGGAGCATTGTTACCATTTTTAGGTCCTTTCGGTCCTATGATAGGTGCTGCTATTGGTGATTTCTTAGGTGGATTCATTGGTAGTAAGATAGGACCTATTGTCCAACCTATCTTTGAGCCTATGGCACGAGCATTTGGCATGATGAAGGAGATATTCTTAGCACCACTTATGCCAGTGATTGAGCCAATGAAAGAGTTACTTGGCACATTCTTCAGTGCATTGGGTAATATTATTAGCACTGTCATGAAGGCAATTACTCCTATCATGAAGTTTGTGGGTCTCGTATTGGGCACAGGTATTAAATTAATATTTAAGACACTATCATTTACATTTAATTTAATTAAGAATATTGTTGCATTCACTATAAATCCTATAGGATTTGCATGGGATGTCATAAGACGTAGGGATCCTGGCGAAGACATAGATCTTGCTACGGTAGCAAATGCAAAAGGATCAGAGAAAAAACCAGATTTTGAGCAGTTTGGTAAGGGTGGAAAATATGTTGGAAAGTTTTTCAATGCTGAGGTTATTACAGGAAATGCAGATGAAAACTTAGTAGCACCTAAGATCGTAATACAGAAACCAAATGTAGCAAAACCAGAAGAATTTGCTGTAGGTGGAATATTTAGATTTGCTATTAGAAAGTCATTAGCTTTCTTTGCAACAGGTATGATAGCTGTCCTTAAAAAAGCAGTAGCAAAACTAGAATCAGGAGATAAACCAGAAGAGAAAGCTGAAGGTGGTGATGTAAAAGTCCCATATGACTTTGTAAAAGCAAAGTTAGGTATAGATCCAAGCGTATGGGATACCTATAGAAATACAATAGGTGCCATTGAGTCTGGTAATAATTACACTGTAAAAGGTGGCAGTAATGATCATTATGATGGTAGATATCAAATGGGTTCCATGGCAAAGTCTGATGGTGCAAGGTTGTTTGGTATTGAAGATCCTGGTCATAATCCTGCAATGAGAATGTTTTTCAGAAGGAATGCACAACTACAGGAGGATCTATTTGCAGGATATACTGCTGCGAATATGTCATACTTAACTCCTTATAAAGAGTTTATTAATCAACCTAAGTTAGATCAGATGGCAATCTTGGGTTACGCACACAACACAGGGTGGAGTGCTGCATTAAAATGGTTAGAGACAGGTAAGGTGTCTACAGATGGATTTGGCACAAAGAGCACTAAATTCTATGACGCATTGAAAAAAGCATTTGGAGATCCAAGTGGTTTCCAACCTACTATTATGCCAAAACCTATCGTTGAGCCTACAGTAAAACCGTCTAAAGAGGACTCAGATTCAGAGTTAGAAATAAAAGATTATACGCAACCGACAGCAGAAAAAGGAAATTTACTTGACAATCTAGAAAACTTACTTAGGAAAGTAGGCGAGGCATTTAAGGGTGTTACTATGCAAAGTACTCTTACACCTCCTACAACAGCAAGTAACGTCACAGATTATACTAATAAAATAAAAACAGGTGCACAACAACAAAAAGATTTAGAAAATGGTGCAATGATGTCAGGTAACATTGTCCCAGTCTCTGTCCCAGTGGCAATAAATAATAGTGCTACCCCCACTTCAAACCCTGTCCAAATCTTTACTCCCTTACATCCAGCTATTCATAAGTAATGGATAAACCTAAGACCACTATTAAAAAACCTACTCTTTATAAGATGGTATCTTTTAAGGGAGTGGATAATAGTGCGAGTAAAGAAACCAAGGATGTACAATCGGGTTTGAAGGCAAATATAAGTGCTGTCAATAGTCTTGGTGGCACACTAAACTCTCTTTCATTAGTTGCTAATAAGATGGCAGGCACTATGAAAGAGATCGTAGACTTTCAAATATCAGAGAGAGGTATACAGGAGAGATATAGGAAGAGACAAGATGAAGACGAGAAACGTGAAAGAAATAGAGAAACGATAAGGAAGAAGAAAGTAACTCAAAGAGAGAATAGAGACGAATCTGCAGAAGTAAAGAATACATCTAGTAAATTTGCTGAGAGACTTGGAGCAGTGACTAAGGCAATGTTTGGAGGTTTCTTTCAGACATTTGCTAACATTGCAGGTTGGTTATTCTCAGGTATAGTTAAGTTTGGAATATTTGATTTCTTAGCTAAGAATCCAGAAAAAGTTAAACGATTAGCAGAGGGTTTGTATCAGATAGGTAAGTGGGCATTTGGTGTGATCAGTTTCCTAGGGGGATCTGCAGCAAATGGTCTTATGAAGTTTCTAGAGAATCCATTAAGTTTGAAAGGATTCTTTGGGGTAATGCAGTTTGCGTTATCATTGGCACCCATATTTGCAGGGTTTGCTTTACTTTCCAACCCAATAGCAGCACTTAAAGGTATTAAGGCAGTAGTAGGCATGCTATTTGGCATGGTGAAAAACCTAATGAAGGCAGGTAAACTGGGAAGCAAACTTAAGAAATTTGGAGGAGCAGTTTTAGGTAGTCGTCTGGGTCGTGGTGTAGCATTTGGTGGTGCAGCATATGCAGCTGCACGCATGGGTGGCATGGATCAGGCAGAGGCAATAGGTACTGGTGTCGGAGCAGGTGCAGGATCACAGGTAGGTGGTGCTCTTGGAGCAGCGACTGGAATACCTGGCGGAGCAATGTTAGGTCAAGCAGCAGGTGCATTTGTTGGTGGAGCAGCAGGTAAAGGTATTGCTAAAGCAATGGAGCCTATTATTGCACCAATCAAAAGATTCTTTGGACAAGTTGCTGAAGTATTCTCAGCAGTCTTTACACCCATACAGGAGGCAGCAGGAGACTTCTTTAAGGCACTTGGTAATGCATTCACTCAGGTCTTAGATTTCATTGAGCCAGCAATGCCCACTATCAAGAAAGTTGCCACATTCTTTGGCTCAGCAGCATTTGCACCCTTGATTGGATTGATGAAAGCATTGACTTTTGTATTAGGTTTCTTTGCAGGTGGATCGGATAAAGAGAAGAAAGCTCCGAAAAAAGAGAAACCAAAAACAAAAACTACAAAGACTACCACTAAGAAAACTATATCGAGTCGATTTGATATGGATTCTGGTAAGGGATATATTAACGATAAAGAAGTTTCTACAGATGAATATGTTGCTTACTTCAACATGAGTCGAGCTGAAAAGCTTGCTAATTATGGTGTACCTGCGAAAGCAGAAGGTGGTGTTGTAGTTGTCCCAGAAATGGCAGAAGGTGGAGAAAGTGCAGATTTAGGATTATCATCTGAAGATAATGAAGTGAATGGTGCACTAGGTAATGTCTTAGGATATATGAAAAAGGTGGTCGGACTCCTAAAGGGAGGAAACGGCGAAGGTGGATGGATGAATCCTAGTAATTGGTTTGCAGGTGGTGGTAAATTAGGTGGATGGATCAATGGTCCTCAATCTGGTTATCCTGTAAGTTTAAATGGTGGTAAATCTACATCATTTATTGGTCACGGTTTGGAGTGGGTTGGTTATCCTAAGAAAGCAAGTGGTGGATCAGCATTTATCGTCCCATTCAATACACCTAAGACAAAATCAAATGCAGGTCTAACTGGTCAGAGAATGAAAGAAGCAAAGAGTAAAGGTTATGCTTTACCTTTCGCTGCAGGTGGTGAATATAATTCATATCAAGAGTTGATTGCAGCAGGTGGAAGTGTAGAGGATACTGCTGCGGGTGATTTTAGAGCTGTTGAAATTTATGGACCTTGGGAATACTATAGGACAGGTTTCTTAGGATTAAAGAAAGGAAAGAGGAGATCTAAAAATAAATTCATTGTAGATGGTGACTATAAGCAGGCACAAATGCCTATCGCTGATTATGTTAATATGAGGATGGGTTGGACACCAACCAATGCAACAGCAACTTTAAAGTCAAAAGCTGAGATTGAAGAGAAGAATAAGAAAAGGAAAAATCTAAGAGGACAGGGTGCTAAAGATAGAGGCAGAGAGGGTGGTAACTTTAGTGGTTACCAACAGATGAATGAGAGGGGTGAATATGCATTTGATAGTAGAGTCAAAAGTGACTTACCACCAGATTACAAGATATCACGTTATAAAAAGTCAGGCGATCTAGATAAACTATTGGAGCCTGTGGTTGAGAAAGCTGTAGAGATCAAAGATAAAATTGGTGATAAAATAAATGAATTTAGAATACAAGAGAATGCTGAGTTACAAAAGATGGTAACTGAAAGTAACGCAGACATGGCAGCTGCCGTTGAGCAACAGAATCAAATGGTAGCAAATATGGCACAATCAGCAACTGGTGGTGGCGGTCAACCAGAGGATATCCCTATCATTACACCTAACTTCTCGCAATGGAATGAAGCAGATCCATTCTTTGTTTCTAAGTTTGATAACTTTAGAAGCACTAAACCTGATATGCATTGCACTAATAAACTTAAGTAATGGCAAATAGAAGATCAAAAATTGTAGAGCTGAATGAAGCATCTATTGCCTTTGGTGAAACAGGTAAGATGCAGTGGAGTGAAGCATTGTCACCTAAATCAAGACTTAAGGGTGATGATGTATATGACATTCGTGATCTTGTTGCATCTGTAGAATACTATGAGTCTATTGACAGTCCGTTTCTAAGAGCAGACGTAGCAATAGTTGATTCTATTGACCTATACAAATCAATTCGTGGTAAGGAAGTTGTAAAGATTAAAGTCACAACAGAGAGCTCAGATAATGATCCTCTAGAAGTTGTTTTCCGTGTGTTTAAACTTGGTAGTTTCATTAAGAATGAAAGAGCAGCGATGTATATTTTACATCTAACATCTCATGAGGCATTTTTGAATGAAGCAAATAGAATTTTTGGTGCATTTGGTCCTTGTGTAAAACATAAAGATAAAGATAATTTTCCTCAATATGTTGCAAAGGATGTATTGAAAGGTGGAGAGAAAGTAAGAGCAGCGAATTTTGAAAAACATAGTAAAGTATGTTTCAGCTCTCCTAATTGGAGACCATATGATGCTATTACATATGTTGCAGATAAAGTAATAAGACTTCAAGGTAAGGGTAAAATATCTGAAGCTCAATCAGGATTTTTATTCTTTGAGAATAAGCATGGATTCCATTTTAAATCTATTGATAAGTTGTGTAGTGCGGATAATCTCTCAAAACAAGACACATATGTTTATATGCAGGCAGGTGTAGAGACAGATCCTAAGAAAGAATATTTTAAGATTGAAACCATCACATTCCCAGACAAAGTTAATCATCTAGAGAAACTAAGATCAGGTTTGTATAAGACATCAGTATTGGGTATATCAATTAGTAGTGTTGGTATGAGTCATCTACCCACAGGACCTGCAAGTAAAGGCACTGAAGGGTCTACTCAAGTAAAGAGAGGTAACTATAGAATTACTTACGAAAAGATATTTGATCAGGCAACTACGATTGATGAAGGTAGACCATTTCAGCAGACAGGTTTTGACGCAGACACCCAACCTGCTACTAGGTTTAAGATGAGAATCATGCCAAGTTGGACACATCAAGATAAGATAGGATCTGATCCAAATGGTGGTACTAAAACAGAGGTTGACACATTAAGAGTTTCAAGTTATGCTACTGCTAGATACGCTTTACTGAATGCAATACAGTTAACTATTGTAGTGCCAGGTAATACTGCTCTAGTAGCTGGAGAGCAAATAAAAGTTAGCATTCCAGCATCTCGGACTGAAAACTCTAAGGATGTAAAGCAAGATCGGGTATATAGTGGTAAGTATCTGATTGGAGCTTTAAAACATGTTTACCGTAAAGAAGGCATGACTACCACTCTTTATCTTACTAAGGACTCTATCCGAGAAGATAAATAATAGTAATCATAGGTATAATAAAATGAAATCAATCGAAGACCATATCGATAAGGATAAGCAAGTCCTTGACGATCCATCTACTAATCCACAAATGCGTCGCCATATTGAAGGTGAATTGCATGAATTAGAAGATTATGTCGATCACCATAAGAAGGAGATCGAAGCAGGGGATCACCACGATCCTACACCACTCGAGTTATTCTGCGACCAACATCCAGAAAATCCTGAGTGTTTAGTATATGATGATTAATTATGAATAACATTGGATTGGAAGTTGTCTTCTGGACAACATTATCTGTTTACTTTCTAGCAAAAGCAGGAGTATTTAAAAAATAATGGCACTAGCAGACAAAACCCAAACGCTCTTGGATAAGTTCGTTGCATGGGATAAGAAACTTCTCGAGAAGTTTCAAAATAAATTTAACCTCAGCGACTACCAAATATTATGGATCACCTTTATAAAAGGAATCTTAATTGGAGCGATAATCCTCTAATGGCACATCGTAAGAAGACAAATAAATTAAAAAATCCTCCATCAAAATGGAAAGATGAATTACTTGAAAATGGACCTAAGTCCTTTATGCAAGCAATTCTATACGAACAACTTAAAAAAAAGCAACCATAGAAACATATGCTATCAACCCAATATCGTCTAAGATTGGAGGCAATCTGTAAAGACATTGCATCAGGCACAGAAGTAAGTATGAGCGATATGATATGGGCACAGAAGTTATCAAAAGCAAACACCTCTGCTAGGGGTATGCTAAACAGAGCTCGTAGGATGAGTACGAATCCAGACGAGTCTTTTCT